GGGATCGACGGTCTGCCCCTCAACACCCGCATCCCGGATGAGGTGCGGATCCCCATTCCTGTAGATTTCCGCAAGATGGGCAACGACTTCATCAAGGGCACGGCGTTCGACTCGCTGTTCGACGACCTGGACCGCTTCCGTGACGACCCCCTGGGCTTCGTGCTCTGGGCCTTCCCGTGGGGCGAGCCCGGCACGCAGCTGGAGAACCAGGCCGGGCCGGAGGACTGGCAGCGTGAGCAGCTGATCCGCATCGGCGAGCGGCTGCGCGAGGCCGGCAGCGAAGGCTGCGTGGTCGAGGAGGACACCAGCGCCGGCCACGGCGTGGGCAAGTCGGCCATCGTGTCGTGGATGATCCTGTGGTCGATCTCGACGTTCGAGAACACGCGCGGCGTGGTGACGGCCAACACGGACACGCAGCTGCGCACGAAGACGTGGGCCGAGCTCGCCAAGTGGTACGGGCTGTTCATTGCGCGGCAGTTCTTCACGCTGACGGCCACCGCGCTCTACGTGGCGGGCGACCCGATCCGCGAGAAGTCGTGGCGGATCGACCAGATCCCGTGGTCCAAGGAGCGCTCGGAAGCGTTCGCCGGCCTGCACAACCAAGGCAAGCGGATCATCGTGATCTTCGACGAGGCATCGGCCATCGACGACGTGATCTGGGAGGTCACCGAGGGCGCACTGACCGACGCGAACACGCAGATCCTGTGGCTGCGCTACGGCAACCCCACCAAGACCACCGGCAAGTTCTTCAAGAACTGCACGCAGGGCAAGCGCAACACCTACACCCGCGTCGACAGCCGCACGGTCTCGTTCTCCAACAAGGCGCAGATCAACGCGTGGGTCGAGGAGTACGGTGAGGACTCGGACTTCGTGCGAGTGCGCGTCAAGGGCCAGTTCCCGCGCGCCGGCTACGCCAACTTCATCAGCCCGGAACTGGTCACCGCGGCCCGCCGGCGCAAGATCGACCCGCTGACCTATCGCGCGCACCCGAAGGTGCTGGCAATCGACCCGGCGCGCTTCGGTGACGACTTCAGCGTCATCACGCTGCGCCAGGGCCTCATGGTCTACTGGCAGGTCGCCCTGTCCGGCTTCGACGGGCCGGACCTCGCGTCCCGGGTGTTCGAGATCGTGCGCGCGCAGGGCCGCGTCAGCGACCGCGGCGTGCCGGTGGAGCCCGGCCCCATCGCCTGCATCTCGTACGACGCCATCGGCAACGGCGCCGACCTGGACAGCGCGCTGCGCCGCATGCAGGGCCTGCCGCCGTGCATCGCCGTGCAGTGGGGCCAGCCGGCCAAGGACGACAAGCAGTATTTCAACCAGCGCAGCGAGTGCTGGGGCCGCATGCGCGAGTGGCTCGAGCACGGGCGCATCCCCAACGAGGACGACCTGGCGGACCAACTCACGTCCCTCGACTTCGGCTACGACGGGCGCTTCCGCATCCAGCTGCAAAGTAAGAAGGATGTCAAAAAGAATGGAGGAAAGAGTCCAGACAAGGCAGACAGCCTTGCGCTTTCCTTCGTGCCTGACCTGATCGACCGCAAGGTGGTGCTGGCCAAGGTGCGGCCGGTGGAACGCCGAAAAGTGGTATGGTCGCGGTGAGCGAGTAGCGGCGTGGAAGGACACGCGCGGCCCGGGGGCGAGTCCACAAACCCCGGGAACCACCGTAGAGGGCCCTAGCCAGGTCTCAAGACTGGCCTACTTGCTCGACACCGCCTATACTGGCCGCGCCCGTTCGAGGGGCATACCGTGGCGACAATCCGCAGTTGCCGCCGGGCGGTCCTCCCCCGCCCCCTGAGACCCCGGTTCCGCTACCCGCGGGCCGGGGTTTCTTGCATAATGCGCGTGCACAGGAGAAGCCCATGACCGTCCGCGCCAAGTTCACACTCACGGAAATCACCCTCATGCCGGGAACGATGCGCCGGCTGAAGTTCCAGGCGGTTTACGACCCATCGGTCCCGGAAGACCAGCGCTTCCAGAAGGCCACCCCGTGGGGTGAGTTCTCCATGAACGTGGACAATCCCGCCGCGCTGGAGCAGTTCGAACTCGGCAAGGCGTACTACTTCGACGCGAGCCCCGCCTAAGACAAAGGGCACCTGAGTCGTGGTTGCCCGCTCCGCACGCACCTCCGTCGGCGCCTCACCCGCAGGCCCTTCCCGGCCCGCCGGTGTGAACCCCCTGATCCGGCAACTGACCCTGCAGCAGCTGATCGAGCGCGACGCCGAGAAGCCGCCCGAGACCCAGGACCTGCCCGAGGACTCGTGGACCGCGCTGGCCAGCCACGTGCGCAAGGCGTGGATGCGCAACAAGCTGTCCAAGCAGCGCATCGACCTGAAGCTCCTCGACTGCCTGCGCGCCCGCCGCGGGCTCTACAGCCCGAACGCGCTGGCCGACCTGCAGAACAACGGCGGCCTGAACATCGTCTGGGCCGACCTGACCGAGACCAAGTGCAAGGCGGCCTCGGCCTGGATCCGCGAGATCGTGCTGCCCGTCGGCGAACAGCCGTGGGGCATCGACGCGACGCCGGTGCCCGACCTGCCGATGGACATGAAGCGCCAGGTGGTTTCCAAGGCGCTGCAGGAGGCCCAGCAGGTCATGGTGCAGGCCAGCCAGGCCGGCGGCGGGGTCATGGACCAGCAGGAGTTCAAGGATCTGGCCAAGCAGCTGGGCGACAAGCTGCGCGACGAGGCCGAGAAGACCTACGTCAAGATGGCCCAGCAGCGCGCCAAGCGCATGGAGCGGCAGATCGCCGACCGGCTGGACCAGGGCGGCTACACCGAGGCGATGGACGCCTTCATCGAGGACTTCTGCACCTACCCGGCGGCCATCATCAAGGGGCCGATCTACACCCGGCGCAAGGAACTGGCGTGGGGCGACGGCTGGCAGCCGAAGGTGGCCAACAACCCGATCCAGACCTGGAGCCGCGTGGCGCCGTTCGACGCCTACCCGGCGCCCGGCGCGCGCTCGCCGCAGCAGGGCGAGTTCATCGAGCGCATCCGCTTCCGCCGCGACGAACTGTTCGACCTGAAGGGCCTGCCCGGCTACCAGGACGACCAGATCGACGGCGCACTCAAGGACTACGTGCATGGCCACCTGGAAGGCTGGCTGTGGACCGAGGCCGAGCGCCAGCGCCTGGAGCAGGAAACGCTCTACATGTGGCTCTCGCCCGAGGGCGTGATCGACGCGCTGTCCTTCTGGGGCGGCGTGCCGGGCTGGATGCTGATGTCCTACGGCGTCAGCGGCCTCGAGGAGTTCAAGGAGTACGAGTGCAACGTGGTCATCTGCGGCCGCTACGTGCTCTACGCCTCGCTCAACACGAACCCGCTGGGCGAGCGCCCGTACCGCAAGGCGTGCTACGACGAGGTGCCCGGGGCCTTCTGGGGTCGCAGCATCCCGGACCTGGCGTCCACCAGTCAGAAGATGTGCAACGGCATCGCGTGCGCGCTGGCCGACAACCTGTCGATCGCCTCGGGCCCGATGGCCTGGGTGCACATGGACCGCCTCGCCGACGGCGAGCAGTCGATGCAGATGTTCCCGTGGAAGGTGTGGCAGCTGAAGAGCGACCCCACCCAAGGTGTGAATCCCGGCGTGGGCTTCTTCCAGCCCGACGACCGCAGCGCCAACCTCATGGCGACCTACGAGAAGTGGGAACTGCGCGCCGACGACGCCACGGGCATCCCGCGGTACACCTACGGCAATGAGAACGTGGGCGGCGCCGGCGACACGGCCACCGGCCTCTCGATGCTGATGAACAGCGCGGCCAAGGGCCTGCGCCGGGCGATCAGCAACATCGACCTCAACGTGATCTCGCCGACGATCAACGACACGTTCACCAACGAGATGCTCTACAACCCCGACGAGAGCATCAAGGGTGACTGCGTGGTGGTGCCGCGTGGCGCCGCGGCGATCCTGATCCGCGAGTCGGCCCAGCAGCGCCGCATCCAGTTCCTGGGCCTGACGGCCAACCCGATCGACGCGCCCATCCTCGGCACGAAGTACCGCGCCGCGTTGCTGCGCCAGGTGGCCGAATCGCTGGAACTGCCAGTCGACGAGGTGGTGCCTTCGGACGAGGAACTCGACCAGCAGATGCAGGCGCAGGCCGAGCAGCAGCAGGCGATGATCGAGGCCCAGCAGAAGGGCGAGCAGGACAAGCTCCTGCTCGAGCACAAGCTCGACATGGAGAAGGAAGCCTCCATCGCCGGCCGCGAAGCCGAGAGCAAGAAGTCCGACCTCCTCGCCACCGTCGTGCAGAAGGCGGTGGAGACCGCATTGCAGTCGCAGGACGCCACGGTCAAGAAGGCTGGTGCCAAGAAGCTGAAGTACCAGTACAACGACCAGGGCGAACTGGTCGGGGGCGAAGTCGAGTGAGGTGGCTGGCGGCCGCGCTGCTGGCTGTCTCGCTGCCCGCGGGCGCGTGGTGCACTGCGACCCCGCCAGCCAACCCAGCCAGCGGGCCACCGGTCCAGCTGGCGTTCACGCCGGTAATGTGCTGGCCTTCGGCGGCGGGCATCAGTGGCAGTGGGCGCGGCTATCAGCAGAAGGATTTCCCCGCGGTCCCCGGCGCCACGGCTCGGGGCGGGTCTGCATGGGGCTGGTGGTGCCAGAAGTCGGACCTGACGTGGGTGCCCCAGACCATCGCGTGCCTGGACAAGTATTGCCCGAGCACCGCGATCGTCGCCGTGCGGTCCGCGCTGGCAGCCTCATCGCCCGGCGCGGCCGTGCAGGCGATCCTCGACACCTACTCGGTCAGGGTCACCGACGGGCAGGAGATCAACGACTACAACTGCCTGCACTGGAACATGTACCAGGCGTTGCTGGCCACGAAGCCCGCCGACGGCGCGCCGCCTGTGTGGCGTGTCCC